GTCTGGAGACGGCGACTGCTGAGGCTGCTCAACCGGAAGAGATTCAGGAGCAGCTTGCTTTGCGGGCTCAAAAGAAGACGGCAACGGAGCGGCAGAGGACTCCATTGCCGGAGCAGAAATAGAGGGGGCGAGTCCCTGATCCTGCGTCGCAGGCACCGGCATCGCCGACTGGTAAGGAGCAATCGACGGCAGCGCACTGCCTTCAACTCCAGCTTGCGACTCCAAGGGGGAACTGCCAGTCGCAAGCGGATCTCCAGCATCTTCTAGCAGCCCTTGCAACCGCCCTTGCCGCCCTTGGGCTTCTTCGGTCCCTTGCCGCCCTTCATTGACATCGCGAATCGCTTCATTGCCGTCTCCTACTTGAATGGGAGCCTGATGAACTGCAACCGGCTCGGACACTCCGACCGGCTCGGCGGGCGCAAAAGAACTCGCCTCGCCCTGTGAGACTGGTTGATCGACTGGCTCAGCAGGCGGAGTGATCTCGACGGGAGTCGCCGTCTCGGTGGGATCAAGCCCTGCTCCCGCCGCTTCCTCTTCGAGCTTCTTGCGGAGTTCTTCGAGCTTCTTGCGGCCTTCGCTGCGGACGGCTCGATTAGGCTCCTCGGTCCCATCCGAACCAGGCACGATCTGTTGCTTGATCTCTGGCGGCAGAGCCTTGTAGTTGTCGCGCGACGGAGTCTTGAGATATCGCTGCACCGCCGGGTCGAACATCTGGCGAGCCCGCTCAGCCATCGTCGGGGTCTCTGCGAGCCCCATCGTGAGGAGAGTCTGGCCAGTCGTGTCGGCAAACGTCTTCGCCATTGGTGACGTGAAGAACGAGCCATCGGGACCGACGTAGTCATTCTCTGATTGGCGACCTGGGACTGATCGAGCTGTGTTCTCCGACTGCAACGCAGACGTGAGGTTCTCTTCGAGCAGTTCGCCGCCGAGTCCCTTGAGTGCTCCGACAGCCTGCTGACGCATCGTCTGCTTCACGGCCTCGCCGCCAGCACCAGTCAACGCATTCGCGAACCGAGACTCGACGCCCTGCATGCCAGGGATGAACTTACCGAGTCCCTCGAAGGCGAGCATCGGAGCGGCTTCGGCGACTCCTTGCCGCACGGCATAGCCAGCAGCATCCAACTGACCGAGCCCCGATTCCTTGCCTTCCGAGTATGACTGATCGGCGGTCGTCCCAGCGAACCCGGCCACCATGCCAGGGAAACCTGCCGGAGCCATCGTCGCCATCTGCGTGATGGAACTCGCCGCACCGGGAATGTTGCGATTGAACCACTCGCGAGGCGCGGACATCTCGGCTCGACCAAGTCGATCAGCTCGCTCTTGAGCCAAGATCGCTCGTTGTCGCTGAAGATCGTCAGCAGTCTCGCCAGCACCGACCATGCGAGCCAGCGGAGCAGCCATGCCGTAACCAGCATCGAGCATTCCGCCGACGATGCCGCCTGCCTCGCGAGGAGTTGTCGCCGCGTCCGAGATGAACTGACGAGTCGAGTTCAACCAGCCGGGAACATCAGGATCTTGGCCGAGAGCCGTGTTGCGAGCCTGCTGCCACTTCGCCCGATCATAACGCTTGATAGCGCGGTCGAGCGGGCTTTCCGGCTGCTGCTGTTGATCTCCAGAAACGAAACTAGGCTGAGACGAAACACGCCCCAGCCTAGAGTCAACCAATCCAAACATCTCATCGAGAGCAGGCACTTTGCACCTCATCGCCGTCTGCGGCGGTATCTCAAGTCTTCTTCAGATTGCGGCGGGATATTCCACGGAACTCCGGGGGCGATCATGCGACCGCCTTGTTGGTATGGAGCGACTGATTGATAAGGGGGCATCGCTTGTCTGAATTGAGACATCGCACCCGCTGCCGCACCAAGACCATTCAAGTTCGGCCCGCCAATCTGTTGATCGAGCGAACGAGCAGCTATGCCACTAACAACGCCGCCTGCATCAGGCATCATCATCCCAGATTCAGAACCCATCTGAGCCAAACGCATCAGCTCTCCGCGAGCGTTCTTCGCAATGCCGACCGCGTTGAGGTCTTCCCGACCATTGTCAATCGAATCGGCATAAGCCGACATCGAACTCACGAGGTCTTGATAGTGCTTCTGCGCTGCTGGCCCACCAACGCGAAGAGCTTGAACAATGGTTGGATCGCTTGAGAGTTGCGAAAGATGCTGGCGAATCGCCTGCGACTCTTGAGCACCGACTGCGTCTTGCTCGCGAAGGTTCTGCGGAGTCTCAGGACCGACGAAGTCTTGACCTTGCTCTCCGCCCTGCATTTGACCCTGCATCTGGCCTTGAGGCGTGCCCTGAGTTCCGAAGAACTGAGTCGCCGCCTTGAGGTAGTGCTCTGGATCAGGAGCATCCATGCCAAACTCTCTGGCCTTGGCAGAGTCCTTGAGGTACTGCTGATAGGCTATCTGTCGCGGGTCGTATGGCGATCGCACTCCAGCACCAGCTCGCTGAGCATTGGCCATTCGCCATTCCTGCTCGCCAGCCACGTCGTTGAGCTGTTGAACGCGACCATCGGGACTGAAGTAGACCGGCCCGGCACGATCGTGATTCACAATACGACCTTGAAGCTGATCAGTCTGCACGGGAGCGAATGCACGCGGAGCAATGCGGATGGCGTTCCGCTTGTCTTCAAGAGCCTTGAATGCAGGCTTCGCATCCTTGAACGAGACCTCGTTATTCGAGACGGAACGGTGCAACGCCTCGATCTCGCTCTCGATCTGAGCAAGCGATTGCTGTTGCTCGGGAGTGTAATCCCGACCCATCTGAAGCTGCTTTGCGGCCATCTCATCGAAGAGATTGCCGCGCTGCATCTCGTTCTGAGACTGGTCACGCTGCAACGTGAAGTCGTTCTGCATGCCAGCCATCTGCATCTGATGCTGACGCTGCAATGCCGCCTGTTCCGCCGCCGCCTGATCTCTGGTTCGTTGCAGGTCGAGGCTCTGAGAATGCTGCAATCGCGACATCCCCATCCGAGCCTGATTGTCCATGTCGGCGAGTTGCAGGCGGTTCGCACCGTTGTACTTCGCAAGCCCGTAGGCATTCTCGTTACGAAGCTGCTCCGACATCAGGTTGCCGTTGATGCCCGCCGTCGTGTTCCAGCGTTGATCTTCAGACCGCTGCTGAGCCAATGCCATCTCGCCAGCCTGCCGCTCGCGAAGAAGGCCAAGTTGATTCTCGTACTCGGCTTGCTGCTGCTGAGCACGCATCGCCGCTTCACGCTGTCGCTCTTGCTCGGCGATCACTTGGCGACGCACATCGTCCATGCCCGCTTGACGGCGAGCCATTTCACCGTCGAGCCAGCCCGACTGAGGCCCGAAACTCATCAAACGAGACATGCCAACTCCTTAGCGACCGCCGCCGTAACCCGACAGTAAAATCCCAGAACCCGGTTGACCGGCTCGTTGTGCGTACTCGGCGTTCGCCGCCTGACGAGCTTGGTCGTAACTCATGCCAGCCGCGAGGTTCCTCTGAAGAGGATCAACATAAGCTGAACCGAGCCTGAGTGCTGAGTAATCCGCGTAGAACGGCTGAGGCCGCGACTGTGCTGTTTGAGCGTCGCGATATGACTTCTGTTCTTCGAGCTGCTGACGCTGCAACGCAAGCTGCTGATTGAATCGCTCTTGCTCAAGCCGCTGCTGCTGTTCCTGAAGCTGTTGCGAACGAGCCACCTGAGCCCGCTGCTCAGCCGCCGAAGCCTCTTGCTGAGCCAACTGACCGAACTGCTGTGCTGCCTGCTCAGCCGCCTGCTTCTGCTGAGCCGTGCGAGCCTGAGCCGCCTGTTCTAGTGCCGCGAAGTTTGACAACTGCCCCAATCGACCGATCGGATTCTGACCGCGAGCCTGATTGAGATACTGCTGCATCTGATCGTCTTGAACTCCAAGACGTCCTTGATATCCATAGATGGGCATTGCTCACCTCACGACAACGCGCCGTACAACGCATTCGGAGCGAAGTTCGGCTGATAGAGAGTGTCCTCGACAATGTCGTACTGCGTCGTCCCATCGGGCCGCAGAGTCTCTTTCATGCGAGGCTGTTGGTAAGACTGGAACTGAGTTCCCGCACGAGTCTGTTGACGAACTCGGTTCTCATCCGCGATCGAACGATTGAGACGACCGGCAATCGGTTCGAGATAGAACTGATACATCTGCTGCATGGCGGGGTCCATGCCCGAGTAATCAGCTTCCAATGAACGCGAGAGATAGTCGCCGGTCTTCGGATCACGCTGCTCGCGAAACGAGAGGTACGGCGACGGCAACGGCATCCAGCCAATCCCCTGACGATCCCGACGCTGTAACGAATCTTGCAGACCAGCCATCAACGGAGCGCCGAGCGACTCATCAAGATTGATCTGCCCAGGCTGATAAGTGACCGGCGAAGACTGCGGAGCCCCACTCGAAACGGGAGCATACCCAGAAGGCCGACCGCCAGCCGAGATCGTCACGTTCTGCGACAATCGACCAGCCGACTGACTGCGCCGACCGTAATTGTTCGGGTCGAATGGATCGTAATCAAAAGCCATTACTCGTAACTCCCCGAGACGAAGCGGAAGTCGTTAGTCGGAATGCGAGCCAAGACGTTGCCGCTCGACTTCGACTTCACCGTAACCGGGTCGGTAAATTGGACGTCAACATCCGAGCCAGTAAACACACTGCCGCGAGAGTCAGTCACCCCATAAATGGAGTTCAAGCGACCTTGAGGAACTTGGCCTGGCGCGTAAGTTTGATACTGAATCGACGGGTATGAATTCGCAGTATTGCGAAACGACTGACTGTATCCGCCGGTCAACGCCGGAGCCGCCTGCTGATTGACGCTCTTCATCGTCACGAGCGGTTGCGGACCACGGTTGAAGTATTCCCGCTGCCCCTTCGGCAAAGTCGGGTAAGGCGTCTCGCCGATGTACTGCACCGTGTCTTGAAGTGGAGAGACTTCCTTCGATAAGTCGCGACTCGTGAATTGCTCAGGAGCCGAGCCGTTTGCTCCTCGCGTGAATCTCCCGCCGTAGCCACTCTGGACGTAAGGAGCATCAGGAGCCGCGCCGAAGTCGAGATTCCAATAGTTGTTGAGAGCGGTATCAATCCACGGATCGTAAACCGCTTGAGATGCCGTCTGCCCGTATTGCAAGTTGCCGAAGTCGGGGATGTTACCCTTACCGATTGCAGGCAGCTTTCCCGCGAGACCGACTCCCGAGAAGTCGTAGTCTGAGTAGGGATCAGCCAATTGAGCGTTAGTGCCAGGGCCGGAAACCGCACTACCAAGAGCGTTCGTGATAGCGGACTCCGCCGGAGCTGGATTGAATCGCGAGTTCATCGCACCAGCATTGACCAGGTCACCCATGTAGCTCCGAAGCCCGCCGATGCCCCACGTATCAGGAGTCCCTTGAGACTTCACTCGCTGAGCATACGCCTTGAACTCCGGGCTTGCGTCAGCCGGGATGTCCATCGTCTTGATGGCGTCATGCAGTAACTTCGACGACTGAGACAAAGCATCTCGCTTCGCCTGATCGGTGAAGTACATATTGAAGCCATCTTCATAGAACTGCCCAGAATCGAGACCGGCGTAGGCACTCGGATTGGCAGCGTGAATGTCAGACGGATTGCCAAACTGAAGACTCGAACGGAACGTCGCGAGCTTGTTGTTGTAGTCGTCGAGCAACTTGGCGAAGTCATTCTTCTTCTGTGCTGCCGAGTTCGCCGCCATCGCTCCAGCGTTCTGAGCATCGACCTGCTGCTTCAGTGCTGACACACCATTCTGTCGAAACGCATCAAGCTGAGCGGACGCAGGATCGACACCAGCGTATGTCGTCGCGCCGGTCGTGACGCGAGGAGTCCCCTGAAGGAGCCCGCCCGAGTAACTCGCGTTGCTAGCCGCCGCCAACTGTGGACGCGAAAGACGGCCGTAACTCGAAACGCCGCTGTCGAGCGACGACTGCGCAGGTTGAGCCGATGGCCCAATCTGACCAGAGAGGTTGCCGCGAGGAGCGATGCCCTTATCTTTGGACGTGTAGTTAAAGGCCATCACTGATTCCTGTCGCTCAGCTTATCGCGAGCGGAGTCCTGGAGCCCCGAGGTGTAACTCGGACCGAAGCCATTGAGCCGCTGAGTGGTCGGCACTTGGAAGTCTGCCACCGCCAAGCGACCGAGCCGGAAGTCTGGAACAGCAAACGTGTGAGGCGAGAACGCATCGGCTCGACGAGTCAACGGAGCGAACGTAGTGACCTTCTCAGCAAACCCGGCCATCACAACCTCCGAACGTCTTCCATCACCATGCGAACGCCTTCAAGTTCAACCCCGGCATTGCCGTCACTCTCAATCCGCAACGCGATAGCTCGACCGCGAACGCGAGGATGAAAGATCGACGAGCGAGGACTGAAGACAGTCTTCTCAAACCTTGATCGTCCCGAATCGACAACATCCTGAGCACTGTCGCCGGTCATCACCTTGAGCGTCACTTGGCTATCATCGCCAACAACCGGATCGACCTCGTGCAACATCAGCGACGTGTTACCCATCGCTCGCGGCTGCCACGGACCGAGCGTGTAATACTTCTTGAACAACGTGCCGTCGTCCGTCTTTGAAGCCGTCGAGAAGTATCTGATGTAACCATCACGACACCCCAAGAGGATCTTGCGATCCTGCGGCGCGTCCTCATCAAAGAACGCCACACATGACGGCTGGAAGTTGACCGACGCGAACTGGTACGGAAACCAGCCTTCGGTCCTCACGTCGTAGAAGTATTGCGTTTGCTGAGAACTCGACGAGCTGCGAACGAAGACGTGAATGCCCTGAAGCTGAGCGTCCCAGACGAGATGCACGACGCTACTGTTGAGGTCGATGTTCTCGAACGCCTTGTCGATCGTCTTGTTCGAGATGCGTTGCGGAGGCGAGTTCAACGAGAGCCTGAAGAACCCTCCCGAGTTTCCGAGAAAGAAAATCGCGCCGAAGCCATCTCGACACCACGCGCGACCGGGAGCGATGCCGATCGTTGACGAGATCAAATCGAACTTGCCGTCAACCGCCGGATCGAGCGTGAGCTGGTACATCGAGTGATCGCCGCAGAACACGCAGAGATCATCGTTGTATGGAATGACTCCAATCAGCCGATCCGAGAATAACCCCGCCGGAGACAATCTTCCGCTGATCGCACCGCCCGCGACTCCAGATGAGAGCTTCCAGTCGAACGGATCGCCCTTCGCACTCATGTACCAGTTCGTGGGATCATCGACGAGCCCGAACGCGATGATGCGCGAGTTCCAAACCTCGATGTAAGGGAATCCGCCGTTGTCGTCTTGAGGCAAGGCTCCGTACTTCACGTCAGCCGACCAACTCTTCACGGCATTGTCCGACGACGAGTAGTAGTAGTGGTGCTGGCCGTCCGCGAAGAACGACAGCGTGCCAAAGACTGCGTCAAAGATCGTCGTCGCCGTCGTACTGAATCCCGAGCCGCCAGTGATGGCCGTCGATGTCGTAGGCGTGATCTTCGAAGCAACTCCGCCCGCAATCGCGATCGTCTCAAGGTAACGAGTCGATCCCTGCTCGTCGGTGCCAGTGTTGTAGAAGCTGTTGGATGATGCCCGAGCTTGGTCCGTACTGTTGGGGCCGGTGCCAGCGCCACGCTTCTCCCAGATCGTCGTGAAGTCGGCATTGAAGCGACCGATGCCTTGGCCGGCTTGGTCGAACATCGTGTACTTGCCGTCCTTGTCGCAACGCACAAGGCTCCATGTCGCACGAGTCGCCGGGGACGAGTAGTCAATGACGCCCTTCGAGTCCGCGTCAATCAACGCGAGCGATGCTCCAGTGCCGAACACGTTGTTGCCAGCCAGCGCAACAGCAGCCCGCTTGATGTTGTAGCTGATCGAGTTATGCGTGCCGGTCGTCCCGATCAGGATCTCCCAGACGCCATCGCCAGTAGTCGTGACCTTCCGCAAGTAATCGACTGAGTTGGCAGGAGTTGCGGGATCGTAGTCTTGAAACAGGACGTAAATGTAACCGTCAATGCCGTACTCAAGATCGGTGAGCACGCCTTGATTCACGCCCGCTTGACCGTCAATTCCGAGATCATGAATCGCATCGACGATGCCCGTCTTGCTGTCGATGATGTAGAGCACGAGTTCGTGAGCCGGTGAGCCGCCATCCTTGATGGGAGCCGCTGCAACAGCGATACGCCCCTGATACGCCTTCATCATCGAGTGCGATGTCGCTGGAATTACAGTCCAGCCAGCCGATCCGACTCCCCCGAATACTTTCTCGATCGAGGTCGCATCTGCCTCCGCACGAATCCAAACACCCTTCGTCGTCGAGTCGCGATTGCTGCCGTCAGACAGCTTGATTCGCATGATGCCTTCACCGATGCCGGTGATCTTCAAGTACCACAGATAGAACGTGTCTTCGTCAATCGTGAAGCCGAGCACGTCCGTATTCGCGGGCAATGCTGAGGCCGTGAAGATGTTGACCTCAGTGTAAGCCGCGACCGTTGGCGCTGCAGACGTGTAGCAAGTGAAGTAGACCTTGTTGTCCGCCGGATTGAACGAGACGACGTAAAGACTGCCATTCGCTCCGAACGCCGAACACAGATAGGTTCGATTGGCCGGACTCACCGCTGTCTCGGTTCCACTTGCAGCAGACCAATATGAGAATCCCGGAGTTGACGCGGCTTTCGTACCCAGCGAAACAGCCTGCCCATCACCAAGAATCGGCGCGACGTAAGTCGAGGCAATGTGACTCAGGCATTGAACCGACGCAGAGCCATTAACCTGAGCCGTGCTGTACTTCAGAAGTCCCGGTCTTGACGATCCCCGCATTCGACCGTTCGCATCGAACGGGAACACATTCAGCATGTCGGGAGAAGTGCCCGCCTCTTGATTGGCGTAGGGAGCAACTTGGGCGAGCCCATTGATTGGGAAGCCAGCCTCTACGGGGTAAGGACCACTGCTTCCACCGCTCGGTTGTTGCTCAGCCATGTCACGTCAATCTCTCACCCACAGTGAGCTTATGCAGCTCAGACTTGAACTCGATGCCTGAGATGCGAACCACGAACTGCACTTCCCACCCGCCAGCCTTGTCGATGTCACCAGAAGCCAGCGTGTATTGAATCTTCCCATCAGTGCCGGTCGCAGAGAACACCGCCGTTCGCTGCTTCACGATCCCATCAGGATCTCGCAACATCACCAGCTTGGCCGTTGCAGCACTCACGTCATACGCCGCACCGTCACTCAGAAACGTGTTCCTGAGTATCTGGCCGTAGTCACCATTCTGAATGCGAGCAATCATAGGTTCGTCTCGAACTCGAATGCCGTCTTGATGTTCGACTCGAAGTCGATCGTCGGAAGCTCGGTGTAAGTGATCGTGAGTGACGGAGGAGTTGCCCCGCCGTAGGCGTAAGGAAGGCGATAGAATGACCCACCCGGAGACACCCAAACAAACGCCAGCGACGACATCGAGCCAGCACCAGCAGACGCAATAACCTCATTCAACAAGGTCGTGAAGTAATTGGTCGGAGTCGCTGGCGACAATGCGTCGCCATAATACGAGTAAACCTGACCAGCACTCCAAGTCCCGAACGCAGCAGCGCCAAACGGAATGTTGGCCGTAGTCCTCGTCCTGGCTGAAATGTTGTTAGCACTTACTACCAGATCAGCCGGAGACGCCGCTTTCTCCATGTAGCACGTAGAGCTGACGTTCGCGCCCGGAGAATCCACGGACTTAAACGTCAGCATCAACGACGACACCACCTTCCCATTCAGCCAGCCAGTCGATGGCAATGGAAACTTAAAGAAGGTGTAGACATTCACGCCCGCGTACTTGCCAATCGGAGCCTGGGTCGAAGCAAGGTCGACAGTCCCAGCACTCTCGTATCCATCGTGAGCGGCAGAAGTCGGATAAAGCGTGATGACTGGCATCGAAGCACCTTACGTGACGGCGAGACCAACACCAGCAGCCAGCGACCACTTGAATGTTCCAGCACCGTCTTCAGTAGCAACGAACATCGCCCACTCGCCGACAGTGTCGAGAGTCACGGTATTGAGCGCCGTCTTCGAGCCAGTCAGATAGGTCGAAGTGTAGGTGCCAGCATTCGAGCCAGTAACAGACCCGAATCGCAACACAACGCTCGTTGTCGGCGCACCAGCACAATCAACAATGAGCAACTGGCCGATCGACGAAGGCGAGGCGACGTCCCGATTACCGGTAGCAGCCGCCGCAAAACGAACGACCGTCAAGAGGCGATTACCAGGACGAATAACGCCACTCGTGCCGGGGTCGAGAACGTGCTGCGATCCACCTTCCATCGCTCGCGGAAAAACTTCATGCGGGGACATCGCAAACTCCAATTACCAGATCAAAGGACCAAGACATCAGCAAGAAGAAACACCTAGCACGACACCGCGCTTAACCCAGAGAGTCCAATGCGACCTTTCTTTGAAGAGCCGCCTCCACCACCTCCGCCAGCAACGCCATCCCAGAATATCTCGAACTGCATGAACAATAGCATTACGAGACTCCTCGAATTGGATTATCACCGGCAGTCTTTGTGAGCGTGCGAGTCGTGTGAGTTGTCGTGTTATCCGTCCTCTTGATCGTCATTGTGGTGCCAGAGACGCTCATGTGAAGCGAAGCCAGCACGACAGTCGCGAGAGTATCAAGAGCCGCAGTCGCTTCGACGTTAGAGACGTTTCTCTTCAGAAGCTCATCAGCGAATGCCTGCATTGTCGCCGCCGGGAATGAAATCGTTCCACCGTTTGTGCCAGCGATAAGCACTCCGCCGGAAGCGCCGGGAACAGCATTCGGAAGTCGCTCAAACTCAATCTTGACGGGGCAAATAATTACACTGGCCGTTGACGACTTGCCTCCGAGATACCCAACACCGCAGTCAGCTTCCGTCGCGCTAATACCAACAGAATACAAGCCAGGAAGATTAGTCGCGTCAATCTCAGTAACAGTCGCCGTCGTCAACGCAGCAGATGTACCATCCTTAATCCAACGCAACGTAAAGTTAGCGCCGTCGCCAGTCTTAGGCGCGCCGCTAAGCATCGCTTGAAACACGATAGTCTGAGCCACACCGCGAGTCGCCATGCTAGTTTCCCATCAACGACAAGATGACCATGAAAGCCGAGGTAATATCAGTACCGCCGCTGCCAGAGTAAGTCACATCGAGAGTCACAGTCAGATTCGTCATCGACGAGCCTGAATAAGTAAGGTCCTCCAGCACGAGCAGGATCTCACTACCATCAATTGCTGCGACAACTTCTTGAACGACAGACGTGATATCCAAGTTGGAAACCGTCGTAACAGCACTCAAATCCGTCGTCGAAACACTCGCCGACGTGACAGTCCTCGACATCGCAGTGCTGAAGTCAACCGGAAGCCCAGCGTCAGCAGACGTCTTGTCGCCTTTGACGGTGATAGTCTCGCTCGTTCCCGGAGCACCTATCCCACTGATCGTCAATAACGCCTGCGACACGGTTCCCGCCAAAGCAGCAGTTAGCCCCGTGAATCTGCACCACACCTTCACGCTGTTGTCAGACAGATTTGCCAGCGACTCAGGCGCGGTCCACATCATCATGAAGACGTTTGCAGACCCATAGTTCGTCGCGGCGCTGTTGTAGTTCGACATGACTCACCTACCACGAAAAGACGGTGAGGTAGCCAGTGACACCAGATCCTCCAGCAGCCAGAGTGACAACAATCGTGGCCGGAAGCCCCGTTGATGAGAGCCGCTGAGAAACAATGCCGCCAATATCAACAGGGCCAATACCGGAAGCCGTGATCGACTGAGTAAGAACTGTCGTGCCTCCAACTGTCACGGATAGCAGTCCGCCAGTTGGGGTTCCGTCATAAGAGAAGATCATCTGCTTCACGAGCAAGCAAATGTCAGTAGCAGTTCCAGTCAACGTGACAACGCAAGGAGTGTTGGTTGCCGGAGTCGAAGAGCCCGACCACGTACCGCGAGTCGTTACAATGTCTTCCGTGTTGAACTCATAGCTACGGGCCATTTTGACCTCTGAAAACTACAGACTGTTGTTGATCGTGAGATTTCGACGCATGACGCCCTCGACTCCGGTCGCCAAGAATGACGAACCAACCATCTCAGGCTCCGCATCCATCTGATCTGACTCGATAACTGCCACAAGACGAGCGACGAACATATCCCGATACTTCGGATTCAAGATCGACATGCAGGAAGCCAGGAACGTCTCAGCGAACTGCTCACCACCGGGCAACTGATCGTTGTCGGCAAGCTCCGCAATCTGCTTGCGAACCCTGAAGATCAGCACGTATTCCTTGTCAGGGTAGGGATGAACCGTGAGAGACACCCGACCTTGCTCGGAAACGATCTGACCAATGAATTGCGGATACCCCAGAATCCCAACGCTTGCTCGCTGCTGCCTGATGTAAGCAGGCGACACAAGCGGAATCTGGATTGGGATGCCGCTTCCGAATCGGTATGAAACTGGACCCTCAACCGACCTCACGTCATCACCAAGAGCGTACTCCTCGCGATAGAGCGTGAACGTCGAAGCTCCCGTCACCGACAGTGAATCGGCCCCTTCAAGACGAAACTTGGTCGAACTCAACACCTCAGTGACGCGATAGAACTGATCGCCGTAGTAGAGCACTCCGTAAGCAGCCCAAGTTGGGAGAGTCCCAGTCGACATAGTTGCCACGCCGCCAGAGATATCGAGCGTCACGCCGGACTGCGTGAAGGCTGTCGTTGTTGTTACAGACTTCTCATCGTAGAGCCACGACCAACGATGCGAGCGATGATGCGGCATCCCCGCGATCTCGGGAGTCACAACTTGCTGCACTCCGCGCTGAATCAGGATGTCGATCTCTCGTTGCTCAGATGGCGACCAGCCTGCCGGGTCCATCGTCGAGAAGTCCATCTCCTTCGCGAGAATCTGAGCCAACCACAAGTAAGTGCCGTAAGCTGGCTTCGAGACAGACCATGTCTTAGCGGCATCAGCCGACGAGTTTTTGTCAGCACTGATTGAAGCCGAGAGCCTGTCCATGAAGACGGCATTGCGAGCCTCGTACTCTGGAGTCCCTTCAGCCGCGATAGCGAGGCATGAAGCCAGGATTGTTTCAGCATGACTTGGACCACCGTAAGGGTAGGGAGCCACTGTTGAAAGCGACGGCGGGACGCGAGTGTAAGAGTACGTGAGCGTGAATGACGTGTTCGGCGAAGGATAGAACATCACCTCGCTCAACTGATGAGCCGCGCCGTCTTGAGTCTTGCTGCGGATCGCGAATTCTGTCGGAATCCCGTCGCGAGGATCGACGGAACGCTTCGCCAAGAGGTCATCTTCGCTGATCTGTGAGATTGAGCGACTGCCGGTCCCGATTGGAAAGCGAAACTGGCCAGAGATCGAACTGAAGTCGTCGGGGAAGGTGTAATCTTCCGTGCCGGCCGTAATCGACATCGACTCGTTCGGATGCAGGAACGACCAGCCGTAAGACGGCTTAATGACGCCTTCCGCGACTTGAATCCCCGGCGGGAAGTAGAACCGCAGGAGCCCGCGGCTCAGCACGAGATCAACGCGACCAATCTCACTCGTCGTGAGTGCCGTGATGTCCCACTTGCTGAAGAGCTGAGCCGAGATGTTCCGCCGGAACCAGTCTCTATGACCTACCGGCGGCTCGTAGGTTGACCAATCAGGAGAAGCCGCGATCTTCGCGCGATCGGACGAGATCGAAGCCGCGAGCCGCTCCATGAATGTCGCACGAGCCGCATCGACCTGATCCGTGCCTTCCGCCGCGACCATCATGCAAGCCGCGAGAATCGTCTCCGCGTGCTCTGTGCCGCCATACGGATAAGGCGATCCCGAAGAGAGCCGAGCCGGATTGCGAACGTAGGTGTAACCAAGAACGTAGACATTGTCTGGAGTCGGGCTTATCAGCAGCTCGTAGAGCTGAACCGC